TTTCTGATCAAGAAAAAAAAGCAAAACAAATGAGTTATGTAAAAAATCTTAAACAAGAAGTAGAGATTGGTGCGAATGGTACACAAAGATACAAAATTAAAGAAGGTAAAAACAAAGGTAAAATATTATGACAGAGATGATAGTAGCCCTTCTTATGATAATTAACGGAGAGATTAAAGAGCACAGAATACAAGAGTCTATGTCTGAATGCCTGAAGGGTAAGAGGGTTGCAATGCGTGATACGAAAAAGCAAGTGCAGTACCAGTGTATAAAATCTATGGCAGAATTAGAGACAAATATTGATGGATCTTTGTCGATAAAAAAGCTAATATTAGAGTAATGAAAATATCAGCAGAAATAGTTAATGGCAAGTGTCCTACTTGTGATGAATTTACAATGTTAGTGGGTCTTACAAATGAATTATATAGATGTATGAATTGTGGTGCAGACTTAGAGCAACACGTCAATGGTAAGATAAGTTATCTACCTGTTATTGCGACACCTTTAGATAAAGATATTATGCCTTTCGTAAAAGAATGGAAAGATGTCTAAAAAATCTAAATTTGGTGTATCTACAGCTCCTCGTAATAAACCTAAAAAACGTCCTGGGCGTCATAAAAAGTCAAGAAATAAACACGAAAAACGTCAACAAAAAAGACGAACTAAAGGTTGACAATATCCTAAAAAATCCTACACTCTAGGTATGAAAGAAAAAATAATAACAATAAAAGTAGATGGTGCAGCACCAGGCCAATGGTCTAGTCTGTTATTAGAGTTAAACTTAATGAAACAAGCATGGCGATCTTATGGTGTTGATATAAATATAAAAGCATCTGGATTAAAAAGCATCTTGAATCATGGAACAAGAGTACATGATGATACAAAAAAAGTTAGACGAGATAGCAAATAACTGGAACAAAACAAAGGACCCGAAGTATAAAAAACTTTGGTATGAAATAATAAATGGACTTGATTATATTAAACGACGGCCTGTATCAACTCATCCCGGTGACAAAACAAATGTTAGAGGGAATAGTGTTGACAGAAAAGATTGATTGTTTTGATCTGTGCGACATACTTAGATTAAAATTAACTGGGTATGTTGATAAATTAAACTTACACATTATGAACGATGGTGGTGTACTTATGGGTTGTATGTGTAGATAATACACCTACCCTAAAGAGGGAAAAAATAAGGGTAGGTAATGGTGAGAAGAACTTGCCATTAACACAATTTGAACACATTGTCAAATGCTAGGTTTTTCTGGTGTACAGTAAAATTTAACAAACATATTATATTGATTAACATCAGTTCTACCTATCTCTCTCATTTTTTTCAAAGATTCTTCATATCCAAACATAAGGCAATCGTATTGTGTATTAAATCTTGTTGGCCATTCGTATGGTTCCATACAAGTTCCTGCTACTTGTGAACAAATTAATAAAGTTAACAAAATTTTCATTGACAATCCTATATTATCACCTATATTAGGCTTTTAAATTATGAAAGGAACACGCATGACTGACATGACAAAGTATAAAAATGTTTCTCTAACAAAAGAAACATACGCTACTTTAGATAAGTTATCAAAGGTATTATTGCCCGATGCTAAATTATCTATAGCAAAGACGATTGAATCAATAGCAAATGAGAAAGCGAAGAAGTTAAATGGTAAAATTAAAAAAAGCTAAAGTAACAGTAACTGTTTGCCCGACTTGTAAGGGTAATGGTTATTTAAAAGTTGCAACAGAGATGGGAGACACAATACATCAATGTTGGGACTGTGACTCGGAGGGAGAGTTCTATGAAACAACTGATATGGGTTGGGTTGATGATGGTACTTCTGACAGCGTGCACTAGCACAAAGTTTGATGGCTTTGATCCTTCAACTTCAATGGTGAGATGGATACTGACACATGATTCCAGAAACTGATGCGGCATACATTGCAGGTCTTTTCGATGGTGAAGGCAGTGTTCATTTCAAACGTGGTATTGAAAAAAAGAAAAGACACAACGGCAAACCTGGTTATCGTTTGTCCAACTCCATGCGTATTAATATGGAGATAACTATGACTGATGAATCTGTATTGATATGGGTACATGAAACGTTAGGGGTTGGAACACTTAGACCTAAAACGGTAAAAGGTAGACGTAAAGATGGTACGAAATATTTACCACAATGGAAATGGCGAGCTACATTTAGAGATGCGTATTATGTATGTCTATTGATCTGGCCATTTGCTCATGTTAAATTAGATAAAATAAATCAGATCATGGAATACTATGCTGATAAAAAAATAATGAATGGAAATGTAATAAATTTAGAGGAGTTTAGAAATGCTAGATAAATATATATACGAAGGACTTCATTTTATTATGAAGTGGTCAGGTCGAATAAATTCTTGGGCATGGATTAAACATGCTCGAATATTAAGATCTAGACAAAGCAAGCAAATGGAAGACTTAATTAGAAACCAAGAGAACAGTGCCTACTTAGAGGAGTTAAAGAAAAAACTATGAGTGAACAAATACCTATATCTATATTTAACTGGGGACCTTGCGTTGTTAAGTTAAAAGTAAAAGATGAATTTAAAAAATTATTATTAGATGAAGCAAAGTCTAATAATGAAGACTACACGACTAAATTAGCAGGAATCTTGGACAAAGAAACAGGTTATAGTCCTGAGTCTAAAAATAAAATATTACCAACGTTATCACAATACATCGGTGTCTATGATCAAGCATATCAAAGATATGTTAACAAGCCATACGATAAGTTGCCAGAGTATGTTTTATCTGCGTTATGGATAAACTATCAAAGACCGAATGATTTTAATCCACCACATGATCATGATGGTAGACTATCGTTTGTAATTTATTGTAGTATGCCTAAAGAATTAAAAAAAGAACACGAAGACTATAAAGGTAAGAGCTGTGGTCCTGGTGGTATACAGTTTATCTATGGTAATGGACCAAGAGACGCTATTACTTATATGTCTTTCTTACCTGAAGAGAATGATATGTTTATCTTTCCTGCGTGGCTCAAACACTGGGTTGCACCCTACAAGTCTGACTGCACACGAATCAGTGTTAGTGGTAACTTTCACGATTCTGCACCGTTAAATAATATTGTTAACTTTGCACCTAAATATTTAAAGAATAAAAAATGATGAACGATAAAGATATAGAGGAATATCACAACATTGGTAAGGCAATCAAGAAGAGTGAAAAATACAACTATATCAATGGTAAACAGATCACGGACCCCGGAACAGGGACCAGGGTCTATGAAGTAAATAATTATAGACTTCCTAGTGTGACTACGATATTAGGAGCCACCAAAAATCAACAATTTTTAAAAGAATGGAAGGCTAAAGTTGGCGAAGCTGAAGCGGACAGAATCAAGAATGTATCTAGTGCACGGGGCACCAGTATGCACAAATTCCTCGAGTCTTATGTCACGGGCGTTGGTTACGATGATCTTACAGAACTCGGATGCCAGGCGAAGCCCATGGCCGAAAAAATTATGGAGATCGGTCTCGCGCCAGTATCAGAGTATTACGGCTCAGAAGTTACTTTACATTATCCGGGGCTATACGCAGGTCAAACAGACCTTGTCTGTTTACATAACGATATTGAAACTGTTGTTGACTTCAAACAAGCTAATCGTCCGAAGAAGAAAGAATGGATCGAAGATTATTATTTGCAAATCGCAATGTACGCCATGGCACACGACTACGTCTACAAATCTCAAATTGGGCAGGGAGTTATCATGGTATGCACGCCTGACCTATATTACCAAGAATTTAAAATAAGTGGTTCGGAACTTAGGGACTGGAAACACAAAGCTTTAAAAAGAATAGACATGTATTATGACCTAATGCATGATGAGAAAGAAAAAGCAAACATACAAATGAAAGAGGAGGACTTTAAATGAAAGTAAAAAGAAAAATACACGGCTATTATTTTGATGGTTATAAGTCATGGATTATGTACGAAGATGAACATGGCAAGATTATGACAAGGAGGTGGAAATGAATAATAAGTTGTTTAGAACAATTCTAAAGAAGTATGAAGCAGAAATTGAAGATGCTAGATACAAGATAGATGCTATTTGTGAACACAATTTAGTGATCCCGGAACATGTAGATATTACAGGAGAGGTCGATAAACAGTTAGAGCGTATAGCAGATGTTGAGGATAAATTAGCTGTGATGACAAAATATTATGGTGAACAAACAGAGAAAACAGTCTTATAAAACTGCGAACCCTGAGGGGTCGCAAGGGTTCGGCAGGGTTCGCAAAATGGGGTTTGGGGTCGCAAAAAAATGGTCAATTGTGGCAGAAATGTGGTTTTTTGCCTGTTTGGCCACAATTTGGCCACAAAAGTGCGAAGGCAAAAGGCGTTTTCCGAACCCTTCCGAACCCTCCCGACACCCCAGGGGTCGCTACTTTTTGCCAGTAAAATCAACACTAATAGGTCAATTGTTACCTTTTGCGACACTTTCAAAATATTTTTTTGCAAGCGCGTGTTAAAATATTTTATTGTCATATAGGGGTCGCAGTTGTAGAAAGGAACCATGCCTAGGAAAAGAAGAAAAAGAATTGCTGCTGAAAGTGCTCCCGATATACCTTATCCGAGAGTTCGAGTGGAGTGGATTGATTGTGTAAGCGACTCGGGCTGGGCTACTGACAAAGAGTTTGACAAGATGAAATTAGCAAGACCTGTTAATGAAGGTTGGTTATATTCTAAAGATGATAAGTCTATAAAATTATTTGCATCTTACGATCAAGATGAAGATGGTATTACTTTTGGAGATCGGACGATGATTCCTCGTCAGTGGGTAAAGAAGATTCAGAAGATTTAGATGGAGTCACATCAATTATCTGTCCGTAGTCGTTTAAAAGTTGTTTCATTTTTGCTTCTAGCTCTTGTTCTGACATGTCCTCTAATTTTCCTGTTTTTATTATTTTCCTATCTATGTATAGTCCTGCTGCTTTTCCTCTGTTTGCTTCCGCATTCACTGCAGAAGAGAATGATCCTTTTTTTAAAGCGGCCTCTCTAAGTCTAGCAAGTTCTGCTACGTGTCCTTCGTAAGTGACTTCATGTTTTCGAAGTCTTTCTTCTTTTAGTTCACCAATGTGTTTAACAACAAGTGGTGATAGTCTAGGATTACATAACTCTGATCCTTCTTGTCTTGCACGATTAGGACTATACCCAGCAGCGATCGCTGCCTCTGTTTGAGTCATTGGTCCATCAGGTCCACCGAATACTAAAAATTCGGCAAATCTTTGTTGCATTTCTGTAAGTCTTTTTGGTACACCCATAGTTGACAATTTAAGGTAACTATCCTATAAAGTCAATAGATGAAAGATGACAGAGGAGATTTAGATCTTACAAAACAAATTGAAAAATTAAAAGATTCCATTGAGGGATATAAGTTTTTATTGAAACTTCAAAAAGAACAACTTTGGAAATTAAAACAAATTTCATCTGAGAATGAAAAAAATAAAAATCTATTGCAAGGTTATAAAAAAGTGATAGATGAATTAACAGACAAGTTAATACGAAAAGATTCATGAGAGTACAAGACTTGCAACTATTCTTGAGTAACTTTACTAAAGGCTCTGACGCAGTAAAAAACGCAGTTATCTATGTGGAGATAAAAGGAAATTTGCATGCAATCCGAAGAATGGAAGTACATGAGAATGCTACTCCTATCATTGGTCAGCCAGGTCATAGTGCACACAGATTAGTTTTAAAAACTGAAAAACCTTCGAGTCTTATCTTGCCAGATAAACTTCAGAAGGACTATTAAGTGATAGAGATAAAAGTAAATTCTAAAATTCTATTAGATAAATTAAATGGACATGATAAAATTAAAAATGATCTGGTTAGTCTAATTAACAAAGCACCGGGCGATCAATTATATGGTCAAGATAAGTATGATGATTTTATAAAAAAATTAGATCACTCTAATTCTAAGTCTACAGATAGAGAATGGGTAAAATATTTGCTACCTTACTTACAAACACATTTTGAAAAATGTGTTACCAATTTAGGATTTGAAGTATACAGCATTAAAGATTTGTGGTTTCAACAATACGAGAAAGAAGGTAGACATGGTTGGCATATACATAGTCAAAACTATACTGGTATTTACTACTTAGAGCTTCCTGAGTCAGCTCCTTCAACAGAATTGGTAGATCCTTTTAATTTAGATAATAAATTTAATATACCGGCAAAAGAAGGTGATATTGTAATTTTTCCAAGTTTTGTTATCCACAGGTCGTCAAAAGTTTTAACTGATGTTAAAAAAACTATAATATCTTTCAACATTGAGTTTGATAAAGTCAACAAAAACGTGTCAGAAAGATTGTAAAATGAATGACGATGTTACCCCAAAAAATGTATGGCACCAGAGCGTAAATTATATCAAAAACTTAAGTCAAAAACTCCCAAAATTATCTGGAATAGACTTGAAAACCTTAGTCTATCCGGTACTCCTGATCTATTGGGGTATAATACTTTGGGGAACTTTTTTACAGTAGAGTTAAAAGTTACGAAGAGTAACAAGGTACGCTTCAGTCCACATCAAATTGCGTTCCATTTCAAACATCCACAGAATACATTTATCTTAGTAGAGGCCCTTGGTCCGAGTACCGTGAAACTTTTTCCAGGGTCCATGATCCACGAGCTTGTTGCTTGCGGCTTTAAGCTTGAGCCTTTGTGCTTGGGGCTTGATGCTTGCTGCTTGAAGCTTGAGACTTTGTAAGCTTGTTGCTTGAAGCTTGCTGGTTAAGGCC